CGGTTAGGGCTTACTTCTTCGACTACAAAGTAGATGAAATCAACTCTGATTCTATCCTTAGTGGTGATCGTCGTGTTGTCATTAGTGGCAATTTGCCTAGTGGCGCTGTAACCCCTAAACCTGATGCAACAGACCAAATCATCAATGGCGATACTTTGGATATTATCAGCATCTTTGAGGTTAGGTCTGGTAGCAAGGTGTTGTTCTACACTGCACAAGTGAGGGATTGATATGGCACTCAACAGAGGCATTGGCGTATCTTTTACGAACAGACTTCGTAAGATTGAAAATGACCTTGATGAAGTCCGTGAACTTTTTCTAGAAAAGATAGCTACAGAAGTCATTACAGGTTCGCCTGTTGATACTGGCACCTATGTCATGTCTCACAATGTCTCTGAAGCCTCTGCTGCTGGTCAATTCA